ACAAGAGGTGACCTGGGTTCGACGGCGGCAACACACTCGAACTCTGCCCCGATTTCGAGGTTCGCCATCCCAGGCACGGTTCGTTCTCTGGCGATCGCAGAAGCGATCAACACCATCGAGCAGGAGACATCAGGCTACGCTCGTGTAGTCGGTCCCGCTGACAATGTGCGTCCGCTCACAGGCACTGGATTGCAGGACATGCGAGGCCAGTGCTACCAGAGCGTCGGCCGCATGCTTAGGCAGCGTGTGATATGACCGGCAGCGTGTCGATGAAGGTCAGTGGTCCGCTCTTCGATGGCAGGACAATAAGCGAGCTGCGAAGTCTTGGTAATGACATCCAGGAGACGCTCATTACAGAGTCTGAGCGTACGCTGCGTGGCTTTGCGGCTAGGAGCTTCAAGACGCATCCGACATTCAAGTGGGAAGCGGAACTTGCAGTCGTGAAGTTTGAGCGCGATATGGTCCTGCGCAACCCTGTCATTTACAACAATTGGCTTGAAGGTGAAGGCTCGAGAAACTTCCCCAAGACACGCTTCCGTGGCTATCGCATCTGGCGGCGGACGTTCCAGGCGCTAGAAGCTCGGGCGCCGGTCGTCATTCGCGAGAAGCTGCTTAGACATGCTGAGCGTGGTGGCTGGGAGGTACGGTAATGACGTTCGATGATGCAGCCGCCAGGGCGCTGTTCGACAAGGTAGCGAGCCACGCTGCCACGCTGGGCCTGTTTGACAAGGTTGCAACGCATGAGCCCAAGAACGCTCCTGGCAACGGATTGACGCTGTCGATTAACCTTGACAAGGTTGAGCCGATTCAGGACAGCGGACTCACGGCGACGTCGATCAAGGTGGTCTTCAAGGTTCGGATCTGGAACAACATGCTCCAGGAGCCACAGGACGACATTGACCCGAACCAGCTCGCTGCGATGGCGACCTTGATGAGCAGATACACCGCCAACTTCACGCTGCTAGGAACTGCACGTGAGATCGACTTGCTTGGCCAGCACGGTGACAGCTTGAGTGCGCAGGCTGGCTACATTGAGATTGACAAACGTATTATGAGAGTGATTGACATATCGCTCCCGGTAATTGTTGATGACGCTTGGACACAAGGAGCCTAACATGGCTAAGCAAACCGGCATGGGAATGAACTACTACGTCGGCGGCTACGATCTGAGCGGCCTGACGAACTCGCTTGGTAGCATCCATGGTGGGCCTAACACTCAGCAGGACGTGACTGACATCACGCAGTCTGGCGTGGCTCGTCTTGGGCTGCTGCGTGACGGCGGTATCAACTGGGTAAGCTACTTTGACCCAACGGGCAACGCTCATACTCTGCTGTCTACGTTGCCGACGGCAGACGAGCTCTGCACCGTGTTCGTTCCTCCACTGGCACTGGGTAGTCCTGCCTTCAGCTTGAACTCGAAGGTAGTCGGTTACGATCCGCAGAGGGCGACTGATGGCTCGCTAGTGCTCAACGTGAACGCGTTCGCGAACGGCTTCGGTGGAGAGTGGGGCATCCAGCTCACACCGGGCCATCGCGTTGACGGTGCAGCCGTTGCTGCGAGCTCGTCCAACTCGTTTGACACCGGCGCGTCGCTGTCGCTTGGCGTGCAGATGTACGTGCAGCTGTTCGCTTTCTCCGGTACGTCTGTCACCATCTCCCTGTGGGACTCAGCTGACAACATCACGTTCGCAGCGGTCTCTGGTGTCACAACGACCGCTCTGACGACAGCCAACCAGACAGTGCGAATTGCGAGCTCTAACACGGCTACGGTTCGCAGGTACATCGCCATCGCGACAGTCGGGACATTCTCGAACGCGGACTTCGCAGTCATGGTCAACAAGAACGTAATGGCAGGAGTGGTGTTCTAGTGACAGTCATGGGGCCAGACGGTCTGCAACATCTCGAGCCTGCTGGGCCGCCGCAGGCATTCAAGACGTACAGCTACCACGTCAAGCATCGGAAGGCAACATGCGCCGAAGTGGAGTGCGAGGCGTACCTACATGGCTGGCGCACAATGCTGTCAGCCATTCCGATGCGCGACCGTGAGACCATCAACAAGCTCTACTCGGTGAAGGTCGTTGAGGACGATATCGGCGAGAAGTGGGCCGAGTTCGCACCAGGACAGGTATGCTTCATCGGCATGCAGCCGTTCCCGTACTGTCACACACTCCCTTGGGAGGGGCATGAGAGGTTCGCTGAGCGCAACGGTGACTGGCGTGCTCGTGTAGGCGACCCATACGTACATGCACGGCCCGATGATTGGGTCGACAGCTTCGCAAACCACCAGATCAGGATAGAAGAAAGGCTGAACCGTGGCTAAGTCAACTGGCATGGCCCAGACGACCCTCTCGGTAGGTGACTCGGCGGGCCCGAACGCTTCACAGGACATTCGCACCGACGTGACCAACTGGAACTTCTCGACGCCCAGGAACGCACAAGATGTGACTGGTGTCGACAAGTCCGCAATCGAGCGCCTGCTTCTGCTGGCGGACTTCTCGATCACCATCAACGGCGTGTTCGACCCAGGTGCGAACCTGGAGCACGCGGTGTTCTCGACCGTGCCATCGACAAGCGTGAACAGGTGCGTGCTCATCACCATCAACGGCAAGAACCTGAACATGGGTGCTACCGGTGCAGGCAACGGCGCGGTCCTGTTCACGGACTACCAGATCACTCGTCCACAGGATGGCTCGCTGACCTACTCGGCACCGGGCGTCTTGGCCAACGGTTCCGTTCCTACCTGGAGCTGATCATGGGCTTTCGACCTGAGCCACGTAAGATCCTCATCAACTTCGAGGAGGGTCATGACTACTACGGCGTCGAAGTACAGATGAAGTCTCTGACGATCCGACAGTATACGGACATGTTCGCAGAGACCGACAACGCCAAGCTCATCCAGATCTTCGCCGCTCATCTGGTGTCCTGGAACGTAGAGGACGCTGATGGTGCGCCGGTACCTGCAACTCTCGAAGGTGTGGATTCGCAGGACACGGGACTGATCGTTCAGCTCATCTCGGCCTGGCAGCAGGCCCTGGTGACAGCCCCTCCTACGTCACCGAGGCAATTGCCGAATGGCGATCGTTCTCGGCTGGCGGACCTGGCGAGCTTGTCACAAAGCCTCCCGACCTAGCAGAAGCGGAAATGGTTGTGGGGTTGTGCGAGCGGTTTCACTGCTTGCCGTCTGCCCTCTATGAGGAAGACGTATACCTCATTCGCATGCTTAAGCTGCTGGAGGGCGGTGACCGGTGAGCAATGTAATAACGATCACCGTCAAGCTTGACAATCAAACTGGGGCTGCTTTCATACCGCTCGTTACTGAGCTCAAGGCGCTGCAGACAGAGTCAGGTAAGGCATCTGACAAGCTTACTCAGACATCGGGCAAGCTTGACCAGGCTGGCAAGAGTGCTGACAAAGCTGCAGGTCTTTTTGGAAAAGCCGCTGGTGGTGGTGGCATTCCCGGCGGTGGCATGGGTGCGCTGATCGGCGCCGGGGTAGCTCTGGCTCCTATTCTCGTCACGGTTGGCACTGGTCTTGCAGGCCTGGGCATTGCTGCTTATGGCGTCATCAAGCCAATCGAGACTGCTGCAGGCAAGACTGGCGGCCTGTCAGCCAACATGTCCAAGTTGGACCCGTTGCAGAAGCAGGTTGCACGGGGCATTCTTAATCTGGGACAGCAGTACGATGTGTTCCAGAAGGCACTGAAGCCAGAAGTGCTCGGCACATTCAACACCGTGCTCCGCATCGCAGGGCAGCTCCTGCATGACATACAACCGATTGCTAAGGTTACTGGCATCGCCCTGAACGACGTGCTTAAGCAGCTGGGTCAAAGTCTCCAGGGCCAGGAGTGGCAGTCGTTCTTCCAGTTCATGGCGCATACTGCAGCTCCAGACGTGCATCTTCTTGGCGAGACCTTCATTAGTCTTGCAAACACGTTGCCGCCGTTGTTGAAACTGTTGCAGCCTGTTGCAGTTGACCTGCTGTCTGTTGCCGACGCTATAGCTAAGGTCATTCACGTTTCGGCAGATTACGCCGCGAGTACGCAGAAAACAGCCCAGCATGAGAATTTTCTAGCAAAGACGACCGACTTCCTTAGGGCGTTGCTCATCGAGCCTGGCGTCGGTCTGTATCATGCGCTGAAGCTGCTTCATATTATCAGCAGTGACAACGCCGCTTCGCAGGATGCGCTGGCCGCTAGACTGCAGGGGACAAAGTACGCAACGGCTGACCTGCTTCATCCTATTGGATCGTTCACTGGAGGGTTGGCGAGCGCTACTCAGGCTACAATTAACGAAAAGAACGCTGTCACGACCCTTACTACTGCGCTGAAGGTGCTAGGTAGTGGCCTGTTGACTACACAGCAAGACGAGGTAAGTTGGAAGCAGGCACAGGATGCTGCAACGACAGCTATTAGGCAGAACACACACTCCCTAGACGGAAACACCCAGTCAGCGTTGAGTGCGCGTTCTGCAATCATTAACTCCACACAGGCAGCACTGACCTTTGCCAATCAAGAGCTTAATGTCAAGCACAACACGACTGAGGCGTCGCGAATCCTCCAGGACCAAATCCATTGGTTGGAGCAGCATGCGGGCAAGAGCAGGGTAGCAAGACAGGAAATCCAAGCCCTACGACAGGCTTTGGAGAAGTTGAAGGCTGAAGGCAACATCAATACGCACGTGGGCGTGACCGGTACAGGCAAGTGGGGCATCTTCGGTCGGCCACCTAATGACCTGTGGAACCCACGCGCAGCTGGCGGTATGATTCCAGGGAGTGGCAACAGCGATAGCTTCCCTGCGTTGCTTACACCAGGTGAAGTTGTCGTGCCGAAGCCCATGGTAAGTGCAGGCGCAGTGGACCACCTTCGTGGCCGGCTGCCGGGGTTTGCCAGTGGAGGAGTCGTTGGGTCTTACAGTGGCACCCCTGGAGGCCTAGCTCCGTGGACGACACATAACTGGAAAGAGACCGTCAACAGCGTCATTATATCGATCGCGCAGGCTATGGCCAATGCTTTCAAGCAGGCAATGAGTAGCATAGGGCCAGGTGTGGCGGGCCCTGGAGGCGGTGCACCAGCTGCCAACGCTGCACTAGCACGTCGCATGATGCCTGCGTGGGGCAGTGGCGCAGAGTGGACTGCCTGGAATGCTGTAGCCATGAGAGAGTCGGGTTGGAACCAGTTTGCTAGGAACCCGAGCTCTGGTGCCTATGGTATTCCACAGGCG